AAACATTCGACACCGATGCAAGCGCAGGTGCTGGTGCAGTGATAAATGTGCCCGACGACTCAGCCGAAGCCATGAAGCCTTTTCTGTTACAGCCTTCTGGCAACAACATCAAAGAGATCAGAGAGTCGATCAAGGACAAGGTAGAAGCTATCAATCGCATGGCGCATATGGGCGCAGTCAGAGGCACCGAAGCCATCACGCAATCAGGCGTGGCGATGCAAACTGAGTTCCAGATGCTCAACGCAAAACTGTCAGAGAAGGCTGACTTGCTAGAGCTAGCAGAGGAGCAGATGTGGCGCTTCGTCTGTCGATGGCTAGATGTTACGCCCGATGTTGAGGTTTTCTATCCCGACTCATTCGACGTTAGAGATTACGAGAAAGAGCTATTGTTCTTGCAACAGATGAAGGCGAGCGGTGTTCGATCATCTACCTTGCAGCAAGAGGTGGACAAGCAAATCGCCGACCTAGTACTCGACGATGACAAGCTGATGCAAGCTCACGATGAGATCACTGCAACGACTCAGGTGCTTGGGCAGTTCCCCATAGCTTCTGAATAATGGCAGCAGCCGACGACTATTCGGAGTTCTTAGAGAGGCTGGCTGATTCGCACCAACAGCGGATCACCGGCTTTTTGCAGGCCACAGAGAACGATCTGGCGAGCTACTTGCAGACTGCGCCTTCTGCGGACGGGGCGATGTTCGATCTTGAATGGGCGGTAAACGCGCGAACAGAGATGCGTCGCATTTTGGAAGATGACTATTTGGCAGAAGTGCAAGATATGCTGGGCGATTACAGAGCCGTAGCAGCTGAGCAACTAAGAATGCTAAATGACTATGGCGAGTTCACAAGAGTTTCGCCGGAGGCCATTGCGGGTCTTCAGCGGCTATCGTTCCAAGGCTTTGAGGCGCTAGCCAATCAGCAGCTAGAGACTTTGGCGAATGGTGTTTATCAGTCAACGCTGATAGGCAGGAGTAAGGACGAGTTCATCCAAGAGGTGAGGGGTCAGATTAGTGGAATCTATCAAGCGAGCGATCAAGAAGAGATTCGTCAGTTGGTGGAAGTGGCTAAAACGGCAACTGGAGCCAGACAACAGGCGGCGATTGATCGACTGCATAGTGTTTATGCTTCAGACCGCCTTGGTAATAACCTTCGGCGTTATGCGACAGGTTATGCAACGGATTCGCTCAATCAGTACTCGGCGACGTTGACGGTCACGACTGCGAACGAGCAGGGCATAGACACTTTTGAATACTACGGCGACATCATTAGAGACAGCCGTGAGTTCTGCAAGAAGCATGTGGGCAAAGAGTACAATCGAGAAGAAATTGCACGAATATGGGGGGGTAGCTGGCAGGGCAAGGCTCCCGGCGACCCTTTTATCGTAAGGGGCGGATATAACTGCCGCCATCAATGGCTACCAATAGTGGAGGTTTGAGATGCCATATCATGTAGGGCACGAGAAGAAGAAGAAGAAGAAAAAGAACAAGCGACCAATGGGGCGCAAGCGTAAATAACGCAAAGGTTGACAATTTACCCGAAAGGGTAAAAATAGCTACAACTCACTAGAGGTTATCGCTACATGAGCGACGAAATCATGGAAGAAAGCGTTGATACTGAGCCAGCGCAAGAAATACCCGCTCAGGAGTCAAAGACTTACACCCAAGAAGACATGGATCGCGTTATATCGGATCGTCTGGCGAGGGAGCGTAAGAAGTTTGAGAAGCAGTTAGACGGCATCGACATCAACGAAGCTCGCCAGATCATGCTTGAGCGTGAGCAGGCGCAGATTGAGCGCCAAAAAGAAAAAGGCGAGTTTGAGCAGGTGCTAAAACAGACTGTAGAGAAAAAGGATCAGGAGATAGCAAAGCTAAACGCTGCGCTGCATAGCACTAAAGTTGACGGTGCATTGCTGACGGCTGCTAATAAGCACAACGCTATCGACTCTGAGCAAGTAGCTACCTTGCTGCGTAATCGCGTGAGGCTATCCGATGATGGGATGGTGGAAGTGATAGACGATAACGGCACAGTGCGCTATAACGACAATGCAGATCCGCTCTCAATAGATGAAGCGGTGAGCGAATTCTTAACGGCTAGTCCGCATTTTGTAAGAGCTACCGCAGGTGGCGCAGGCACAATGGGCAATGCTGGTGGCTCGACTCCGAAGCCTACATCGGTGGCTGATATGGTAGATAACTGGAGCAGTGGGGGCAAAGAAGCCTACGCGGCGCTCCGCAAGAAAACTTAGCAGACCCCGGAGTTAAATCATGGCAGCTACAACCAGCACCACCCTTGACGACCTATTTGCAAACATTATCGCAGCCGCTCGATTCACGGCAGAAGAAGAGAGCCTGATGATGGGCCTCGTTACCATGTACAACATTGGCGACGAAGCAGGCAAAACCATCCAAGTGCCAAAGTACCCAGCAGTGACAGCCGCTGACCTCACCGAAGGCACGGACATGAGCAGCAGCACAGTTTCCACCTCATCTGTAAGCATTACAGTCGGTGAAGTGGGCGCACAAGTTGTTTTAACCGACGTTGCAGCTATGGGTTCAGGTAACCCAGCAGAAGAGCTAGGCACTGTTCTAGGTAACTCAATCGCTACAAAGATTGACACAGATCTGATCGCATTGTTCGATGGCTTCTCTACTGCATTGGGTGGAGCAGGCACGGAGATCACGGTTGCAGATATTTTCAAGGCTGCCGCTACTTTGCGTAACAACAAGGCGCAAGGCGACATCTTTGCTGTCGTTCACCCGTTCCAGGCATACCAGCTCAAGGCTAACTTGACCAACACCTTCGCCAACCCTAACGGTGGTGACGCGCAGAATACGGCTATGGTCAACAGCTATGTCGGCACGATTGCAGGCGTTGACATCTACGAATCATCGAACATCACTGTTGATGGCTCTGACGATGCAAAGGGCGCTGTATTCAGCCGCGAAGCCTTGGCGATTGCCATGAAGCGTGACTTCCAGATTGAGACCCAACGTGATGCGTCACTGAGAGCATTCGAGCTTAACGCTACCGCCGTATATGGTGTGGGCGAGCTTGATGATACTTACGGCGTGGAGATGCTGTTCGACAGCGCACTCTAAGCGTTTCGGCTGGCCTCGCACTCTCCCCAGCGTGCGGGGCTGGCCCTTTTTGGAGGTCTCATGGCGATCACATATCGTGGCGTGCGCTTCGAGGGATACAACCGCCCGAAACGTACACCCAAGCACCCGAATAAAAGCCACGTCGTATTAGCTCGACAGGGCGACAAGGTTCGCATGATCCGATTCGGTCAGCAGGGTGCAGGCACCAAACCTCCACGCAAGGGCGAGAGCGAAGCTGATAAGGCTAAGCGCAGATCGTTCAAGGCACGACATGCGGCGAACATAGCCAAGGGTCGCAAGGACAAAACGGCATCAGCAGCCTATTGGGCTGATCGCGTGAAGTGGAGTTGATATGGCATTCTCTCAAGACTCTGATCTAGTCGCACTTGTTCCAGACATATTGCAGTTTGGCATATCTAGCTTTTCCGCTGAACATGCGAAAGCTGAGGCCGACTTGCTCCGCACTATCCGCAACGAGTGGTGGTATCGCAAAGGCTTGCCAGGAGAAATGGTCACCGCCTACCTCACAGAGTCACAATGGACTCGCTGCAACGTCTATCTAGTTCTCTGGAAGTTTGCTCTGCCCCAGCTTACGAACTGGGTGGAGAATGATCGCTTTCTAGGGATGATCGACTTCTATAAACAGAGGTATGAGGAAGAACTAGTCGCGGTATTCGCTGACGGCGTGGAATATGACGATGACAATAGCGGCTCGATAGAAGATGACGAGCGCAACATCGTCAGTTATGGGCGGCTAAGTCGATGACTCAGGGTCTACCCATAGAGGTAGAGCTTCCCAAGAACATCAATCAGATAGTTCAAGCTGAGCGCAACAGCGTTCAAAAGGGCGTCAATCGCGCCATCGGGCGCACAGCTTCCCTTGGTAAGCAGATCATCCTCCGTAGGACAAAGGCGGGCGATGGTTTTGACGGGGCGTTCAAGGGCTATTCTGCCTCTTACATTAGCGCATTAGAGAAGAAAGGCTTTCCGACTAGCCCGGTGGACTTGTTCGCAACGGGACAGATGTTGAGTTCGATGCAGGTTGAAACTCTCAACCGTCGCACTGCGCGAATTTACTTTTCAAACCCAGAGGCATCGAAGAAAGCAGCCTTCAACAACAGAACCCGCCCGTTCTTTGGGTTCAGCGATAAAGAAGAAGGTCGCTTGGGTAGGTTTTTCCGCAAGGAATTTAGTCGATGAGCGTGAGAGAGAGTATTGCAGGCAACCTCGTAACTTCCTTGCAGGCAGTCACCACTCCGACGAATATCAAGTTCGTGACGCGAGAGCCGTTTGAGTTTGATAAGTTGAGCAACGCTCAATATCCAGCGGTTCTTGTGAGGACGACGAACGAAAACAGAGAAGATGGAACCGTGGGCGGGAGTATCACTCAGCGGTTCGGCACAATCGACTACCAGCTTGTGTGCTTTGTAAAGGGCACAGGCTTGGATACAGCTAGGAACAACATCGTTGAGTCAATTGAAGAAAAACTTGACGAAGATAGGTCTCGTGGCGGTCATGCAATAGACACGCAGATAGTTAGCGTGGAGGCCGACGATGGAAGCATTGCCCCTATTGGCGGGGTGATTTTAACGGTACGAATTGAGTACCAATACACAAGAGGAACAACCTAAAGGGGTTATATCATGGCAACGACTAAAGGCTCAGGCGGCGTAGTCAAACTGGCGGTAAGCGGCGGCACTGTCGCTGCTATGGGTGAGGTTCGTAGCTTCACCCTTTCAGAAACAGCGGACACAATCGAAGACAGTGTGATGGGCAATACCGCTCGCACTTACTTATCTTCATTAACCTCTGCCACCCTCTCGATGGAGGTCTATTGGGATGACGCTGACGCAGTCCAGCTAGTCATGGACTCAGGTGCTAGCTTGATTTTCGAGTTGTACCCGACAGGTACTGGCACTGGAGAAAAGTACTACAGCGGCGGCGGTGTACTGACGAGCAAAGAAATAACAGCAGCCTTTGATGGTATGGTGGAGGGCACGTTTGAGATACAAGTCTCGGGCGCTGTAACTGAAGCCACTGCATAAGGACTCTCTCTATGGGATTAGCTAAAGAGTTAAGAAATAGAAGACAACTTGACGCGAGAAAAATTGAGGTTGAAGCATGGGCTGATCCAGATGGGCAGCCCTTTGCTATGTATTGTTTCCCGATTACTTGCTACGACGTTAATGAGCTACAAAAAAAGCACCCAAAGTTCATGGAAAACACCACAATGGCGGCAATGATCGACCTTATTGTGATGAAGGCCAGCGACGAAGAGGGTGGGCGTTTGTTCACGTCAGCAGAGGACAGAATAGATTTGCTGGGAGAGGAAACTAGCGTTATTTCCAGCATTGCTGAGCAGATGTTTGCTGAGATCCAAACTGTAGAGGATCAGGGAAAAAACTGATTGCCGATTCGCTGAGGTTCAACTTGATTGCCTTGGCGGATCGGTTACACATCAGTATCGCAGAAGCCGAGCAGATGCCGCTTTCTGAGTTCAATGAGTGGGCGGCGTTCTTCAAGATAATGAGTGAGAGGCAGGAAGATGGCTGACCAGAACGTCAATATAACCATTCGGGCGCTAGATAAAACCAAAAAAGGTTTTGCGTCTGTAACTGGCGGTCTAAAGCGTGTCGCTGGCTCCGTTCTCAATATGAAGACTGCTATCGTCGGCGCTGTTGGCGCTGGTGGTTTTGGTGCCCTAATTCAATCCTCCATCAACGCTGGCGATGAACTAGCTAAAACAGCAGACAAGCTGGGCGTGACAACTGAGGCGCTTTCGGGATTACGTCATGCAGCAGAGCTTACAGGCGTGTCTACAGGCACGATGGACATGGCTCTGCAAAGATTCACAAGACGCGCTGCGGAGGCCGCAAAGGGCACTGGAGAGGCCAAGGGGGCACTCCAAGAGCTTGGGATTGATGCTGAGTCCTTGGTTCGACTACCCCTTGATCAACAAATGAATGTTGTGGCAGATGCCATGCAAGGCGTCGGGACGCAATCTGACAGAGTTCGTTTAGCCATGAAGCTGTTTGACAGCGAGGGCGTCGCGTTAGTCAATACCCTTGGCGGGGGTGCTGATGCACTTAAGCAAATGACATCAGAAGCAGAGCAGTTAGGCTTGACGCTAAGTCGAACTGATACGGCTCAGATGGAGGCGGCGAATGATGCGATAACTAGGTTGCAGGGTGTCTTCACTGGTTTAACCAATCAGCTAGGCGTTGCGTTTGCGCCTGTTATCACTTTTGTTGCTGATGGTTTCCGGCAGATGGCTCTCGACTCCGAAGGGTTTGGTAATATTGGGCAACGAGCAGCCAATGCAGTTGTACGATCTTTTGGCTTCCTTCGCGACATAGTGCATTCCGTTCACATATTCTTTTTGCAAGCCAAACTGGGGGTCATGGAGTTCGCCGATAGTATTGGCAGCAAACTTGTACCATTTCTCCAAAACTTCATTAACCTTTACAACAAGATAGCTAATTTTGCGCCATTTCTTGATCCAATCACAGAATCAGCAGAAGAGATCATTGGCAATCTGCCGCAAGGGATAGCAGCAACCACTGCTGAAATTGAGAGGCTTCAACAACTAGACCCTGGCGCGGCACTCACTGCTGGTTTTGAAAACTTTAGCGCAGGCATGAGGGAGTCGGCGCAATCTGTTTCTGATTTAAGTACTGCGCTGACAGCAGACACTGAAGCTCCTACCATTATTGATCGATTGAACCAGAGCTTTGCTGACCTAGAGAACAAGCTCCCCACCGTTCAACAAAAGATGGATGATCTTGCGAAGACCACAATGAAGAATATGAGCGACAGCTTAATGGGTGTGGTCAAAGGCACAGTCAAGCTCAAGGACGCCTTCAAGCAAATGGCGGCAAGTTTAATCATGCAAGCCATTCAACTATTCGTCATTGATAAAATCACTGGCGGGTTCTTGTCGTTTGCTAAAGGGCTTACCGGCAAAGCTATCGGTGGCTCTGTGCAATCCGGGCAACCGTACATGGTTGGAGAGCGCGGGCCAGAGATGTTTGTGCCCAATCAGGCAGGGTCGATAATTCCTAACAAAAGAATGGGAGGGGGCATCACAGTTATTAACAACGTCGATGCTCGCGGCTCTGGCGCTGATGTAGACCAGAAGATCAAAACTGCTATGGCTCAGACCAGCCAGCAGACTATACTGACAATCCAAGATCTGATGCGTAGGAGAAGGTTCGCGTGACCACATTTGCATTCCCCAGCATCACGCCCACGACGAACACGTTTGAGCTTGTTGCTAACACCCGCACGTTTCAGTCACCTTTGACTAATGCGATACAAACCTCCTCTCGCAAAGGCTCATTGTGGAAGGCTAGCTTGCAGTTCAACAATCTGTCGGGTGCTGATCGGAAGGTCATGCAAGCGTTCCTGGTTAAGCTAAACGGTCAAGAGCATAGGTTCACGCTCCACGATCATTCACACACGCGCCGAGGTGCGGGAGGCGGAACGCTTAGAGTCAATGGAGGTACTCAGTCTGGCACCAGTTTGGTGTGTGATGGAGCGACTGCGAGCGTTGCCAACTATTTGAGGTCGGGCGACTACATATCGTTTAACAACGAGCTACATATGATCGTCGCTGATGCCAATTCAGACGGGGCAGGCAACATCACGCTGTCGATAGCACCACCCATACGCAAAACGCCAGCAGACGACACGATAGTTGATTATACGGTGCCGGTATCAGGTGTTTTTTTGCTGGCTGGCCCAGCATCGTGGCAAACAACCCCGTCCATCACGTCAAGCTTTACGATTGAAGCCGTTGAGGATGTTCTGGCGTGAGTCGAGGGTTTCCGACAAATGTTGCCAACGCGCTCGCAACTCAGCACGTCAGTCTCGTAACCTTTGTGCAATTGGCCTTCCCGTCAGGAACCGTTTATCTGCACAACTCAATCGGGACTTACACCTTTGGCGGCAATGACTATCTCGGAGTCGGCGACCTTGGGGCGATCAGCCCACTAGAGGAAGGCGCAGACATCAGCCCTTATCAAATCACTTTGTCACTCTCTGGATTAGATTCGACCATCGCCGGTGCCGCACTCACAGAAGATTATTACATGCACGCCGTCACAGTTCTGCTAGGAGTGCTGAACGCAGACGATGCCTTGCTTGCTGATCCCACCGTGGTCTTTGAAGGATTCATGGATCAAATGAATATCAGCGTCGGAGCAGACGGCGGCGATGTAATCACTTTGACCGCTGAATCGGAACTGGCGCGATTTGATAAAGCATCGAACATCAAATACACAGACATCCAGTTGCAGAGCGAGTTTTCGGGTGACTTGGCGTTTGAGTTTATGCCAGACATTGAGGGCGCAAAAATACGCTGGGGTGATCCAACTTCTGATTCGGTAGCTGGTTCAGCGGGATCGCAGAACATAATTGACGGCAACGAAAGCGGCAGGCGTGGCAGATGAGTCCGGTTTATGCGGCTTTGAATAAGTGGAAAAGGCGGCCTTTTTCATACGGTGATGCAGACTGCTGCCAGTTTGTAGCGTTTATCGTGCGGGAGCTTACCGGCAAGGATTACGCTGACGAATTTAATTATAGCTCGCAAGCTCAAGCGGAGCTGCTGATCGGGCGGCGCGGTGAATTAGTCGATCTAATCGCTAGTATTCTTGGAAAGCCCAGCGCGGTGATAGATGACGGCGATCCTTGCGTTGTCAGGCTCCCGATAGTCCATCAAGTTTGCGGTATAAAGTTGGGCGACCATGTGGTTTGTTTGACATCGCACGGCATGGCTAGGGTGCCAGAGCGTTACTTATTAGCTGGATGGAGCGTTTAGATGGGTCAAGTTATAGCTGCCATCAAGCTTATAGGTAGCATAATCATCGGTGCAGTCGAGACCGTTGGCGTTATTGCGACTGGCGCATCGTTTGGCGCTGTCGGTAGTATTATCGCAGGCACCGCTATTCTGTCCGCACCCTTAGCAATTAAAGGTCTGATGCCCGATTTGACGATGCCTCAATCGGACACAGATCGCACAAGGCAGCAAACAGTAAGGGGAACAATAGAGCCACAGAAAGTGGTTTACGGTCAGGCACTAGTCTCTGGCCCTTTGTTCTTTGTCGGTGTTGCAGGTACAGATAACAAAGATCTCTATCATGGTGTTGCCTTAACGGGGCATGAGGTAGAAGACATCACAGATATTCACTTCGACAACGAGGTGATAACCGATGCCCAAATTGATACCCAAGGCAGAGTCACGGCGGGTAACTTTGGCCCGACAACCGAAGCGCCGTCAGAGTTCATCTGCACAATTGAGCGCAAGAAGGGCACAACTACCCAGACATCTAGCACCCTACTGACTCCAACCTTCACCGCTTTCACTAGCTCTCATAGAGCGAGAGGCATCAGCTATCTCGTTACTAAGTGGCAGATGACAGACTCATCGCAGGAGATGTGGGATCGGTTGACACCGAGGGACATCAAGGCGCTAGTAAAGGGCAAAAACGACATTTATGACCCTCGATTAGAGGTCGCTGCGGGCGGCTCTGCGGGAGGTTCGCCGACAAACACAACATATCAAGCGTGGAGCGAAAACCCTGCTCTATGCGCTGCAAATTACCTCACAGATACTAAATTCGGCCTAGGTGTCGCTGCGAGCAAGATCAACTGGTCAGCAATCGTTACAGCGGCGGATATTTGTGACGCTACCGTCGCAATACCCAACAGCCAGACTCAAAAGCGGTTCACCGCGAATGGTGTTCTATACGCTACCGACAGCCACAGAGCCAATATCAACAAGATATTGTCGGCAATGAATGGCACTCTCATTTATGCCAACGGAGTTTATACCGTCCAAGCGGGTGCGTATGTCGCGCCGACTGAAGCTCTGACCGAAGACGATTTGGCAGGCCCGATAACCGTAAAGACCAGCGTCGAGAGGGGTAGCCGGTTCAACACGATTAGGCCGGTATTTATCGACCCAAGCCAGAATCACAAAAGCGTTGAGGCTCCAGAAGTACAACTGACAAGCGCAGTAAGCAGGGATAACAACGAGGTACTGCGTAGAGACTTACAGTTATCATTTACCAATGACAGCTTCATGGCGCAAAGGTTGGCACACAAGCAGATCCAACTCAGCGATCAGCAAAAGGTCATCAACTACCCTGCTAATCTGAGAGGTCTGCGCATACAGGTTGGGGATCGCGTTAGCGTTACGGTCAGCGATCTGAACTACAGCGCCAAGGTGTTCCGTTGCGCGGCCTTTTCTTTCAGCGATACAGAAGATGGCGTTGTAAATCTAACGCTCGCAGAAGATGACTCTGGAAGCTACGCAGACCCGACGGCGAGTGAATACAGCACAATCTCGGCGAGTGGTGTCGTTACAGCGGGATTTAGGGGTGTCCCAGACCCTCAAAACCTCACGGCAACGTCTGGTCTCAAGCACATCGAGCTGAACTGGACGAACCCAAGCAATCCCAAGCTGTTCGAGACCATCGCAATCTATGCTTCTGCTGACTCGTCGTGGAATAACGGACAACTCATTGGCGAGACTAGAGGCACTCAGTTCTTTCACGATGCAGGCAACCCGGTCGATCCGCTCGCTATAGGTGACCAGCGATACTACTGGATCAGAGCCTTCGCATACGCGGAGAACAAGAACAGCGTTAGCCCGTTTGTAAGATCAGATCGCAACCCAGACAACGATACTTCTAACGTCCAGGCGACCGTCGGCCCAAACAACCCAAATTATGCCGACATCGTAGACGACACCCCGACGCAAAACCCGCCAGTCAATCTAACGCTTACGGAGACAACTGCGCTGGGCAACGATGGATCTGTGCTGCCTGCGGTCAAGGTGAAATGGACTGCGCCGACACCAAACACATACGTCCAGTTCTACGAAGTCCAATTCAAGCGCACAACTGCCGGTGAAATAGATTTAGGCGCGGTTGCCAACTCTTTCACATCCACCGTTGATTATGGGTCTGTAGCAGACGCTACGACTATTGAGTTAAATTTTGGTGGCGTGAATGAAGCCATCTCAGGCGCTGATCCTGACTTTTCCTCGGTAAATGTTTACGGTCTCTCGACTGTTGTGACCGGCATGAAAGAGCTTGAGGAGTTCCAGTTCCGTGTTAGGGCCGTCACAGTTACTGGCAAGGTATCGGCATTTGTCACTCTGAACATTACGCTCCAGGGAGACCAAACCCCTCCTGGCATTCCTGGCAACATTAGTGCGACCGGCGGCATCCAACAGATCAAGCTGAATTACGACCTGCCCTCTGATAGCGATTTGGCCTTCGTAGAGATATTCGAGAACACGGTAGACAACCAAGCTACCTCGACCTTAATTGTCAAAACTAAGTCGGATCAGCACACCGTCACTGGCTTAGGTAATAACGTCACGCGATATTACTGGCTCAGAAGCGCGGATCGCTCTGGCAACTTCTCTGGTATCAGCAATTCCGTAAACGCGACGACGCAAAAGATTGTACTTGATGACTTGGCGCAGCCAGTCCTTGATCAGTTTGCTGCAGGTGATGCTTTTGGTATCGAACCTGTCAGCACCTTGTCTGGCGTTACCGGCGACCATGTGGGGCAAATCAAGTTCCTAACTACGACTAACACGCTATTCGTGTGGACAGGCTCCTCTTGGAGTACAAACCTATTCACTGCATCATCGGTTAGCCCTGGCGCAGTAACCGCTGCCTCGTTCGCGTCAGGGGTTGAGCCAGTGTCGGTCGTGACGAGTCTGCCCAGCCCGACAGGCTACACAGGGCCAAAGTTCGTATTTAATACAGGCGACAGTCCGCCCAAAATATACCGCTACAACAGCGCGGTTCCAGAGTTCACCTCGCTAGTCAATGCAGCGGATTTGACTGGCACATTAGCAGCAGACAGATTCAGTGACACCGTGCGACCCGTCGAGGTAGTTTCATCCCTGCCAACGACGGGCAACTTTCAGGGTCGAGTCGTCCTGCTCTCTACCGACAACAAGGTCTACCGCTTCAACGGCACCAGTTTCTCCAAAGCGATAAGCGCGTCTGACCTTGACGATCAAGTGAACCTAGCAACACAGGTGTTCGGACAGGTTCAAGCATCGAGCCTAACTGCTGGTCAAATCTCTAGCGAGTCGATACAAACGGGTGCGGTCGTCGCTGATTCCATCGCAAGCGGCGCGATAAGTGCGGTCAAGCTGGCAGCGGATTCCGTAACTGCAAACGCCATAGCGGCAAACGCAGTGACGGCCTCTGAGATTGCTGCAAATACGATCACGTCGGCACAGATCAACACTTCGCAGGTTTTTGCTGATACTGCAATTATCGGGGCGATTCAAAGCGGCTCAATAACCACGTCTGCGGTGGTCTCAGCTATCGGTTCCTTCGAGTTTATCCAGACCGCTAATATCGCCGCAAACCAGATTACGGGCGGCTTGATAGCTGCATCGACCATAGACGCTTCTAAATTAAACGTAACGGATTTGGCGGCTATCTCCGCAAATCTCGGCACGATAACGGCTGGCAGCATCAATGCTTCCTTGGTTACAGTCAGTAACCTGAACGGCACCAATATCACTGGCGGCACAGTGCCCACAGCCCGTTTAGACGTTAACGGAATCATCACTGCTGGTTCCATCATTGTCGCTAACGACAACATTTCTAACTTAAACAACAACTCAGGCTTCGTTGACTCATCAGGCGCAGCATCTGCTGCACCGGTACAGACGGTTGCTGGCGCGACTGGCAATGTCAGCGCGCAGACGATTATCACCGCTGGTGGGATAGCTATAACGTCGGACATTCCTACAGCCGTTTCTGAACTGTCTAACGACAGCGCATTTGTAAACGCTGCGGGCGCAGCATCAGCGGCCCCAGTTCAAAGCGTTGCGGGCGCAACAGGCGCGGTATCTGCCAGCACAATCATCACTGCGGGCAACATTGTTGTGGCGGGTGACAACATTTCAGACCTGACGAACAACTCAGCGTTCATCACTGGCGATGAGGTCAACACCAATGTGACTGCTATCTCTGGCGGCGTTATCACTACGGGAACAATCAACGCTAACCGCATCAATATAGACAACGTCACGTTGGACACCGATGGCGCTGGGCAGCTAGTTATCCACGCCGCTGGCGTAGACACCGCTCAGATAAAAAACAATGCGGTAAGTAACGCCGCGTCAGCGTTTACAGCGGGCAACATCAGTGTTGTCAATAGTGATAATGAGGTGACAATCCAAACTGTCAGCCATACGGCTACAGGCGCATCCGTTCTGATTTTTGCGAGCTTCAAGGCCGTGCCATCGAGCGGGAGATCGCATAGTGTCACTGCGCGGGTTAAGCGCAGCGGTTCCACGATCTTCACCCAAACCCTGACCGGAGTTGGTGAAACACACTTTTTCTCATTTTCGCTAACAGATTTTAGCGCGAGTGCTGGGTCGGTGACTTATACACTTACCGCTGAAAACAACGGAACAAGCCCACAAGCAGCAGCAACCACCTCGACTGTTTCGAGCAGGAGCTTGGCCTTGCTGGAGGTTAAAAAGTGAAAAACTTCGTTGTGTATGAAGAAGGTGGGACTATTTTACGCTCTGGCGTGTGTGCAGAAGCAGATTTTGTAATCCAAGCTCAAGATGGTGAGTTTATCCTAGAAGGTGTAGCAGATGACGCTACGCAAATGGTCGTCGATGGAAGCGTCGTAGATAAAGAGCACGTCGAAACGGACGAATTGAAAGAAACAAATGCGCGGTTAGAGAGAGATGCATTGCTCAGGGAGAGCGATTGGACTCAAGTGCTTGATGCGCCACTTACAGACGATCAAAAAACACAGTACAGAACCTATCGGCAGGCTTTGCGCGACATTACACTACACCAGAACTGGCCTGATCTTGCAGATGAAGATTGGCCCACATTGGAGACTTAGATGGCGACACAACTACAGATCAGGCGTGGCACCAGTTCACAGGTAGCCGCTTTTACAGGTGCCGAGGGTGAGGTAGTAGTTAACACCACCAACGACTCTATCCACGTTAATGACGGCAGTACAGCGGGCGGGTTTGAGCTTGCAAGGGCCGATCTCAACAACGTATCAGACACCAGCTTAAACGCTGCGCTAACAGGCAACACGGTCAGTGCTTTGACGGTAACCGCACTAACAACAGGCAGTATCACTACCACTGGCGACATATCATTTGGCGACAATGATAAGGCTATCTTCGGCGCTGGCTCTGACCTACAGATTTATCACGATGGGTCTAATAGTTTTATTTCAGACGTTGGCACAGGTAATTTAGGAATAAGAGCAGAAAACTTATTTTTACAAAATGCTGATGGCTCTGAAAATTATGCTACCGCAACATTAAACGGCGCTTTTACTTTAAGTTACGACAACAGCCAAAAACTAGCCACCACAGCCACAGGCATCGACGTTACTGGCAGTGTTGTCGATATTGTCTCTAGCGCAACAGGCGGAACAACCATTGAGCTAGATAACACTTCTACTGGTGGTCGTAACTTCACCCTTTATTCTTCAGGCTCAGGCAATAGTTTTGGTGCTGGTAAATTTGCTCTTTATGATGCAGATGCCGCCGCTGTTCGTATGTTGGTAGACTCCAGCGGGAATGTTGGAATTGGCACGAGTTCTCCAGCTACTGCGCTTGAGGTAAATGGCACTATTGGTATTGGACGTATAGCAGGTGGCTACACCTTCAGAGAAACTGTAGGCGGCGGTGAAAGAGCCAGCTTAAAGTCAAATGCGTCTAATGAGCTACTGTTTAATATTGGTGCTGCAAGTGAAGCCATGCGTATCGACTCATCA